CCTTCTGCATACTTATTAGTAAGAATTGAACCCTGAGCTTCCATCACATCAGGAGACGTAAAGTTCTCACTAGCAATCATCTCTAGATGATTCTGTTGTCTCTCTAGTTCTTTTTGGATAAATCCGTTAACTAATGAATCGTTGACTTCTAAACTCATAATAATCTCCAAAAAAATAGAGGACTTACTGGATTTTACCAGTCGTCCTCTGTGGTGACGATATTCAATTTTTATTTATGGAGTGGTTAGATATAGATTTGTGGGTGGACCATTAGGGTAGTATGCTAGAGATGGGACCACCGATAAAAATAGTCATTGCAATTCCAACGGTGAGAGTGGCGGCTGTAAAGTTCATGAGTCGTCCTCCGTAAGTACATAATTATTTAGATATTAGTGTATCATGGTGATACACTTCTGTATCAACCGCATCAAAAATTAGTTAGGGTATCAAAACCATACTTTTTTCTGATGATGATCTGGAACAATCCTACCGAGAACAATAGTTAGTAACCCATCCTCAAATTCAACTGATCTAACTTCCGTATCCTCTGCCAGTGTCCAAGATCTGGTGAAAGATCGTTGAGCCACTCCTCGGTGGACATACTCTGTATCTGTTTCGGTGTCCTCTTTTTGTCCTTCGACAAAGAGTTTTCCGTCTTGTGTGTAGACATTTACTTCTTTCTTTTTAAATCCTGCTAATGCTAGTTCTAGTTTCGATTCTACGTTACTGATCGTTACTAGATTAAATGGTGGATAATTCTTTGTTGTTTCATGAAGGGCGAACAACCTATCGAAATATTCATCCATTCCAATACTATTCCTATTTATGCGTTCCATCAACGCAGGCAGATCTGCAGCAGAATACCGTGCAAGGTTTCCCATGATTGTAGCTCCTTTAATAAGCGAGTTTGTGTTTTGTGGACCCCGAAGGCATCCGATATATTTATAACATATAAACAAAAAAAGAGGAACGGTATTTACCGAACCTCTTTATAAGGGTTTCCGACTTTCGTAGAGACCGCACGAAAGGTCTCGGGGTTATTTATGACCTTATCAAAATTTATTCAGAGGAATCAATCGATGTGCAGCGTAAGCTTTCTCATGACCATTTCCATCCATCATCAAAGGAACAGCACCAAGAATAGTGAATTGAACTTTGTTGTCCATTTCGCAGATGTTCATCCCTTTCATATCAAGAGATTTTTGGGCATAGTTGAAAATATTAGAGTGAGCAGACTCAATATCAGATTGCATATTCTGAAACTCTTTCTTTAAAGATTCGCGACTGCGTTGAGTATCATCATAAAAAACAACATAAGTGTGACGACCAGATGCTCCATTTTCAAGCATGGTGCGAATGAGGCGAGCAGTATTCGTCATTCCTGGTTTGTAAAGAGCAAAATCAGGATCGCTATCCAACTGAATGTAAGGGTCAATACGATTTCCCGTTTCGTCCTTCATATCAGAAGAGGTAGAAAGCCATTCCATCCAATCTTCACGGGACTTCTTACGAACAATCTTCGCAGTGTCTCCCTCAGAACGAGCATAGATTGCGTTGATGATCTTGGTGATAGATCCACCAGCGTTTGCTGGATAAATTTTTTCGATATTTAGTTCGTCATACAACCAACGCTCAATATCAGTCTTATTGCGGTCCAGAACATCATGATCAATACCGGTGCAACCAGCAACAATAAAGTCTTCTTGGACAACACGACGTTGAACAGGATGGTAATTGCCAAGAATACCAGTATTAAGTTCTCCACGCTTACCATCAATAAGTGGAGAGCAGAGTGCAACCGGCATGTATCGAGCACCAAGTCGCATTAGAGTCAAAGCACGAGTTCGTGCTTCTTTAAGTTTGTGATCGGAGAATACAATACCAGGGAAATAATCAGTCAACCATCCTTCCACACGGATGGAATTTTCCATATCATCTACAGCAGTCCCCGTATTCTGTTCGTCACGAACTCCGATGTTGGTAAATTCATCATCATCTTCATTTTTGGTGCTGAGATCAAGCCAAATAAACTTAATCAAACTTACACCATACTTTTGATGCATGTATGCTTGAACAGCAGGATCATCAGGATTCCACTTCTGTTCATAAACACTCAAATCAACCTGAGTGTTGAAAACTTGCTTAACGTTGTTAAGCGTCAAAATAGTCATTTGTTTTAGTTTGCCAAGGGCATAATGATGAGAACTTCGTTTGCCAGGGGCACTTGTCTCATCGTTTACTCATCTATTATACAGAGTAGGTGACGGTTTCGTCAAGAGCCAATCTGTCTCCAAGAACCAAAACCATCAGATCGAGGGTTCTCTGGTGTGGACGCTGCTTCCACCCATACCATGGTTTTTTCTTTCCAGGATATGGTGGAGTCTGACCAACCTGGTAGTATTGATCATCGGTGATATCATAAATTTTTTCATTAGTAGTATCAACTAACCACCAATGTGCTTCATCATGATAATCGATTGCAGTTCTCTGCTCAAGGACATTCGTGTCCATCAGATAAAAAAGAGCCTGTGAAGAGTGATAACAATGCCCAAACATTGGATTAGTTGCATTCTCTGCACGATATTTTTTAGTAACCAATTCTGGCGTTAGATTACTAGAAATATATTCCATGACCGATTCGATCTCAGTCATGGAATAAGGATTATATGTTAGTGTTCTAGTTTGAAATATTTCTTTGTCTTTATAACGATGACGTTCAACAGACTTCATTTCAATTAGGTTTCTTTTTACTACCGATGCTGTACTTAGTTTCAAGAATCCATTCACCCTTATCTCGGAATGAAAGAACCTTAATTTGATTGAGAGGTGCAATATCAGAAACATCATCTTCAGAGACGATGGATACTAGTCCCCAATCAGAAAGAAGTCTTGCGATGCGATTCCTACGCTGCACATCATTTACAGTAAGGTTAGCATGTTTTCCGTCAAGTGCAAACAATTCCTTAAAGTGTGTAATGTAATACTTACCTTGCTTATGCAAAATATGGCAACTTTGATAAAGTTTTTTCTCCTTTCTAGATGCAACTCCAATACGAGTTAGTGTTTCACGTACCTTTAAAAAGTCATCTGGTTCATTGAGCACTACCTCAACCATCATATCAGGAGACCAATTTACTTGTGGTTCAACAGTTTGATTAGTCATTTTCTACCGCCAGTTTCAAGTCGTTGTTTAATAAATTTAATTTGTTCACTAGATAAAATCTTTAATGCTTGTAATGCTTTTTCAGTACTATAACCATAGTATTTTTTAACACATTCTAAATCATCTATTTTATCCTTACGGAGCCAAGGAGAGAATCTCTTTTTTTTCCTCAAACTATTTAGATAAAATGAATATTGCATATCCTTGTCTAACTGATGATTCTTGTTCATCTCATTAGCAAACATAATACAATCAATGTGTCCAGCAAGACATTTATTTACAATGAACGGCGGATACTTTTTGATACTCTCTGGATCTTCTTTGACCAGATCATTTTTATTGAAGTTGATGGAGTTGAGCCAGTCTTTGAGTTCCATTATTTAAATACAGCAGTTACACTAACAATTGTTGCTCCAGGATTTCTTGCTAAGGCAACTTCCTTAGCATCTTGATAGTCCCGTGCTATCACAGTTTCTTTAAAGACTTTTCCAGCCTTGAACAAAGTTACTTCACAAGTCATCGGATAATCTGAATGTCGTCATCGTCTGTCCATAGTTCAACTTTTGTTCTAAACCTTCCTTCCCTCTTTAGTTTTTCATATCTCTTGGTTGATTTCTTCTTCCACCAAGAAATAATATTCTCAAGGTGAAACTTATCCCAGTTCTGACCACGAACTAAAGTTTCATGTTCACCACTAATAACTTCACGAACATTTCCATACCCATAGTCGGAGATATAAAATCTCTTCTTTTGGGTTAGATTAAAAGCAATATTAATTACAGAATTAAACTCATTCAGTTTTTCAGTATCCTGAAGTGACTTACGAATGATAGAAATCATTTTTGTCTGACGCTTCAGTTTCTTAGAAGAAGCTTTACTATCAGTCAAAGGAGTGTTGTTATTGAGGAGAGTGAATCGATCATGAAGACGATGAAACACTTCATCATGAAGGAGAGGTAGGAACATACTTTCGGTCAGTCCCTTGTAGCGCATAAACGGTTTGAGTCCATCGTACTGTGAGGCATCTGTAGTAGACCCGTAGAGGGACGTGGTTTCAAACAAAGCAATGTCCTTCTCAAAGACCTCGTTCAGCGTCTCACGGGCGAAGTGAGAGCAGCATAGGAGAGCAAGGAGTTTACCTCCAAGATAGTTATAACCAAAAGGTTGAGAAGGAACGATAACGAATCCCATCGCCGCATGACGATTAAAGATCCTGAGATCAGGTGCCTTTCCCAACCAAATGTTTCTTGGTTTAGAGTTAATAGTAGGAGAACCAAACCGAATAAATCCAAGAACGGTTTGTGTTCTCTTTTCAAAAACTACCCAACGTAGTTCTCTTCCAGGTATATTGCTTTCATTGTTATGAGAAGAAACTGCTCTCAGCAAGTTTCCATAATGTTCTTGAGGAATAGATTGCTGAAACCTATCCCCAACAAACTTAATATCAAATTCCATCTCTTCAGGATGAAGGTCTTCGTTAAAAAACTCATCATGCAATGAAAAGATGGAACTCGTTGAATTGATTACCTCTTTCTTTACGAACCTAAGGTAATCTTCTATGTTCCCCATATTGGAGAAGTAATCTATAAACTCATTTGCTGCCCATACAGCATCAGATTCACTCAGATTCATAATCAGGTTCATTATATTTCAAAAATTCCCAGAAGGTTAGTTTCATTTCCTTTTGGGTCATACCACAATGCTTTGCAGCAGCAGGTAGAGTCAGTTTAGCACGAAATAACGCCTCATTAGACTCTTGAACGTTCTGAGGCGTAGTTTTTACTTTTGGTTCTACTAAATTACTTTTGTCGATTTTTATAAAACTCATAGGTAGTTCGGTTTATCAGTACGAAGAAGAACACCCTCAACCTTATTCAGTAGTTGTTGCATATCATTATGCAACATACGATACCCAGTACCGACATACAGTTGTCCTAAAACAACTGCAATAGTTGCAGTTCCCCAGAAAACATAATAAAACCGAGACTTAACTTGATGCTTCAGTTTTTTCTTTTCTTTTTTCTTGAGTTTTTTTTCTTCTTTAGACATGTAAGTTTCCAAATCAAATAATAAGTTTCTTTTCTTCTGGAGTAACCAGTTTGCTTCCATAGATTTCATTATACTTTCCTTTTACTCCAGGATCAACATCCGTAATATACACAATATGCTGACGATTTACATTAAGTTCTGGATTAGATTTATCTGGTACTAAAGCCCAAGGAGCAAATCCTACAGTTTGATTTTGATTTGGGAATACTACAAGACCATTTTTAATAGTCACAGTAGTTTCATCTTCAGAAACAAGTTCTGCAACGACTTCTTCGCCAGTCGCCATGCGAAATAGTTTGATTTCAATCATTTAACTTTCCAATATACTGATAGATTAGTTGCCACCCAAATTCATAGGTG